TTTTCAAAAAGTTGAAAGAGATTATGGAAGATGGTAAGATTACACCTTCCGAACTAAAATCGTTATCTAATATAAAAGAGGCCAAAGGTAGATCAATAGCATTTACCTTTGGCCGTTTTAACCCACCTACAATAGGACACGAAAAACTTATTAACAAAGTGGCACAACAAAGAACAGATGACTACAGAATTTATTTAAGTAAATCTGAAGACACATCTAAAAACCCATTGAATGCTAGAGTTAAATTAGCAACAATGAAACAAATGTTTCCTAGACATAATAGAAACATACTACTTAATCCATCAAACATGATATTGGATATTGTAACTGATTTATATAAAAAAGGTTACTCAAACATAACGATGGTTGCAGGTAGTGATAGAGTAAGAGAATTTGATACTATCTTAAAAAAATATAACGGCGTTAAGAGCCGTCATGGTCTATATGACTTTGATAGTATATCTGTAGCTTCAGCAGGAGAAAGAGATCCTGACGCTGAAGGTGCTACAGGAATGAGTGCTAGTAAAATGAGATCGGCTGCAAAATCAAAAGACTTTGCAAGTTTCAAAAAAGGACTGCCATCTGGTTTTGCTAACTCAAAAAATGCACAAGACCTATTCAGAAATGTAAGAAAAGGAATGATGTTAGCGGCTTCGTTTGACGCTGATAGTGCATTTAGATTTAAACCATTTATAACTGCCTCAACAAAAGAGGAGTTAGATAAGATGACATTAAGGGACAAATATATTTCAGAGCATTTATATGACGTAGGAGATATAGTTGATGATATGGAGAGTAATGTAACTGGTGTCATTGTAAGAAGAGGAACAAACTATGTTACCTTGGAAGACGAGGAGATGAGCCTACACAAATGTTGGCTATATAATATTATGGAAACTCCTGTCTATTCAGTTAAACTAGAGGAACGATCAATGAACTTAAAAGAGAAAAGAAAATTAGCGTATGATAAAGAAACAGATCAACCTAAAAAATATGTCGCAGGTCTATCAGACAAAGAGAAAAAATCACACGATAAACACCTAGAAAAACAAGGTAATAAATCAGATAGTGATAAGTCTGCTTATAAACAATCGCCTGCTGACAAAGTAGCAAAAACAAAACCTAGTAAACATACAAAACGTTTCAAACAAATGTATGGAGAATTGAAGACAAAATCAGAAAGAGAACCTGAAAAAAGAGGTGCAGAATTTAATACTGATGGTATACCAGAAGCCTATGAAATAGGGCATGATTGGGCAAAATATACATCTTCAATAACACCAGGGGAAAAACACTACAATCCTAAGTATCAAGGTGGTTCTTATAGTCCAAGTAAACATAGTGATAATTTAATTAATGTTAACGCAAGTAAGGACATAAGCATGACAGACAACAAAAAAGTTGAGCTAAAAGATATAGAAGAATGGGCAAGTAAAGAAGAAACGATTAATAAATATAAGGAAAGATATGGGGAAGAGTGGCAATCTAAAATTGAAGAAACATACAATAAAATGTTCAATAAAGTGATTGACACCAATAGTAATATGCAAGAAGGAAGAATGAAAGATATCGCAATAGACCTTAAATCTAAGGACGAAGGCGGTTTAGATCCAGAGGAATTTCAAAGAAAGTACAATAAATCTAAAGCAGAAATGAGAAAAGATTTAGGTGCTACTGAAGGCTTTAAGTTAACGTTTAAAGACTTTATGAAAGAAGAAGCAGACGAGTGGGGAATCTTCCCATCACAAATTGCAGAAGCAGAACATCAAGGTAAGAAAGTTACTTTGAACAAACCTGTTAGAGGTGGTTCTAAAAAGTTTTATGTTTACACAAAAGGACCTAACGACAATATAGTAAAAGTATCATTTGGTGATCCTAATATGGAAATCAAAGCAGATAATCCTGCAAGAAGAAAAAGCTTCAGAGCAAGACATAACTGTGATAATCCAGGACCTAAATGGAAAGCAAGATATTGGAGTTGCAAAAAATGGTAACAAGATATAGAAGTGGTTGGGATTACGAATCTCTAAACGAGTTTACAACTGTTTACGTTGTTAGATGGAGAGGTAAAGATGGCAAAAGATATGCGTCACCTTTTAAAACAAAAGACTCTGCTGACAACAAAGCAAAAGAATACAGATCACAAGGTAACAAAGAAGTAACTGTTACACAAGATACTTTAAGAGGTAACATCAAGTTTAAATCTGACAACAGTCCTGATATAAAAGGAATGCAGAAAGAAGATGTGGGTGATTATTTAAGAAGTAAAATGAACCCTACACAAATTGCAAATATTAAAAAAGTATGGCAAGGTAAGAAAGCTTCAGACGTTACACCTGCTGTAAAGGCTATGATTAAAAGATTAGACATACCTACACAGTTGGCAATCAGACAAGCAAACGTACCTCATCTTTCAAAATTAATTGAGGATGCTTCTAAAGACGCTGAGAACATGGCAAAATTAAGAACACGTCAAATGGCGTTACAAACTAAACTTAAAGATTTAGATCCAGGTGAGTCTAAAGACAAGACACCTATGGCTATAGCTAAAAATGATATAGAGACCATACAAATGAAAATGGATCAGTTAAGAGGTAAAATGAAAAAAGAACAAGTACACCCAGCAAAATCTCTTATTGAAGCGATTACTGCTGTAAAAAACAAAGCAGAAAAAACAGGTATGCCTTATTCTATCTTAAAGAAAGTTTACGATAGAGGTATGGCTGCATGGAAAGGTGGTCATAGACCAGGTACTACACCACAACAATGGGCTATGGCAAGAGTTAACAGTTTCGTAACTAAATCATCTGGTACTTGGGGTAAAGCAGATAAAGATTTAGCAGCGAAAGTAAGGAGCAAAAAGTAATGAACAAAAAATATTTTGATACAAGAAAAGATAGCTTAGAGGATAAGATTAATACAATTGCTTCTGAAAAAGTTGCCTTTTCAAAACCAGTATCAGACGTAAAATTATCAGTAGAAAAAAAATACTTTGAAAGTAAACAAGGATCACTAGAAGAAATCGCAAGTAAAGTTGTAAGTGAAGGTATGGATCCAGTTAACAAAGACGCAGTTAAAAAAAAGTTTGACGATAGAAAAGATAAAGACATTGACAACGATGGCGATACAGATTCATCTGATAAGTTTTTACATAAGAGAAGAAAAGCAATATCTAAAGCAATGAAAGAAAATCCTGCGGCAATGGCATTAGGAAGAACAGCGGCAGCGGCTGCTGGTACAGCTGTAGGTAATAAAATCGGCGACAAGATTACTAGTTCTAAAAAACATAAAGAAGTAGATGAAGCGTGTTGGGATTCTCATAAACAAGTTGGTACTAAAATGAAAGGTGGCAAACAAGTCCCTAACTGTGTACCAAAAAATGAAGCAGTAAATCAGGACGATCATGGTGAGAAAACAAACCAAGATAAAAAAGACGCTGCTATGAAGAAGACAGATCAAAAGAAACCATTTAACAAGTTAAGACAAGAAACTAAACTAGTTAGACTTGGAAACAATGGCAAAACAGACACAGGTCAAAAGGCTGCAGTTATAGACCTTGAACCATCAGCAAGACCTATCTAGTTGCGACACTTTGTCAATTGACAAAAGCACTATTATATGATAGTATAATAGTATAAGGAAACACTATGAGTAAACCTATCATATATTGCGACATGGATGGAGTGCTTGCAGACTTTAAAACAGGCGCTCAAAAAACTACAGGTATGTCAATCAACAAATGGATGAATATACCATCAAGTAGAGAGAAGTGGTCGCATATCAAAAAGAAAAAAGACTTTTGGTCAACACTACCTTGGATGCCTGGTGGCAGACAACTATGGTCTTACATATCAAAATTTGATCCACATATATTATCAGCATACGTAGAAGAGTCTTACGACCCTAACTGTATACCTGGTAAAACTAAATGGTTAAGTAAAAATGCAGGTATATCTAACAGATCAAAGATAAACCTTGTTAGAAGAAAAGAAAAGAAACTCTTTGCTAAAAAAGGCAATCCGTCTATTCTTATTGACGATTACGAGAAGAACGTAAGAGAGTTTATCAATGCTGGTGGTACTGGCATACATCACACAAACACATCAAAAACTATCGCCCAACTCAAAAGACTAGGCTTTTAATCTTATAAATAGTACTGTTATATAACAATAATTAATTTAAGGAGAGATATATGTCTTTATGGGGAAACGATATAAAGCCTAAAAATCTTACAACAGCTGAAAAAAAAGAAGTCTTTGCAAACGCTTCAGGTTGGGTAAGAGAAGCAGGCTCAGTATTGTCAGGTAATGACAATACAAGTGCAACACCCGAAGTATTGGTAGCAATCGGTGGATTAGCTACAAATATGGGTTCAGCAAATATTACAGAAATTGAATGGATTACAACTTCAGCACAAGCAGACGTATCAGCAGGATACAACTTGTCTGTTAGAGTAAGATTTAACGAAGCGGTTGATGTTACTAGTACACCTTACGTGGCTGTACAAAACAACAACGCAGGTTCAGGCTCAGGTCGTGGACCATACAACTTGCAATATGCTAGTGGTACAGGATCAAACGAATTAGTCTTTACTTCAGTAATAAGCGCAGCTTCAGCAGCAACAGCAGCAAATGATGTTTTAAGCATTGGTGCTAACGCTATGAACCTTGACGGTGGTACTGTTAAGGATAAAGGTACAACTACTAACTCTACTATTACAAGTGCAGCTAGTATTGGTACAGCGGCTGGAACTATTACAGTTAAAGCATAATAACAAAATCATATAAGGGCGCTCAAAGTGCCCTTATATATACTATATGAACAAATTGATCTAGGCAATTACCTAGAGTAGCATCCCCGAAAGGGTTAACAGGAGAGAAAAATGGCAGACAAAAAAATAACGGCATTGACCGATTTAGGTGACTCGTTGGCTACGGCTGACTTGTTTCACGTAGTGGATGACCCAGCAGGGACACCAATCAATAAAAAAATATCAGCAGAGAATGTGTTTAACAATATACCTTCATGGTTAGGTTTAGCACAAACTTCACAAGCAATAACTGCTGACGCTTCATCACAGGTTGCAAACGTAACAACTGCTGTGACTGAAATTAACGCTACATCAGCAACAGGTGCTATTTCATTAGCAGATGGTTCTGATGGTCAAATTAAGATTTTTATCAACACATCAACATCTGGAACAAACAATGTAGTAATTACACCTACTAACTTACGTGGTGGTACTACTATTACTTTGAATGCTCAAGGTGAAACTGCTGTGTGTATATTTAAAAATTCAAACTGGAATGTAATCGGCGGACACGGTTTCGTAGTTGCATAATATATTAGGAGAATATTATGGGTATAAGTACACAGACGTTGATGAAAGAAAAGTTTGCTCTTCAAAAAACGTTTAATGAATTGAACAATAGAATAAAAGGAGTTGAAAAAGATTTGTTAGGAATGAAAGCAAATTTAAGTGCTATTCATGGTGCCTTACAAGAAGTTGAAAAACTATTACAATATGATAGTAACCATAACAGATCAGATCCAAGTACTTCACTTGCATATTCAAGTGAACCAGTTGATCCAGGCCCAGTTGAAAGGCCTTCTTTAGATATAAAGCCTAAAGAAGAACCACAACAATTGAATGAGGGTGATAAA